GTAAAAACTCTTCAAAATCAATATCAATTACTTCATTAAATTTAGAATCTTCGAATTTAGCAATTTGCAAATTAATGGTATATCGCTTACGTTGATTATCTTGATTTAAATCAATTAATACTTGGCCGCCTGCATTTCTAGAAAATATTTCGTATATATTAGGATCTATTTTCAAAGGGTCAATTTCACCTGATTGAATTTTACTAGGACTTAATTCTTGTATAGAATATTTAACTACTTCTGGTGTATTAGTTTTTGTAGTAGTAGATGGAATAGCTGGTATTCGATAATTTGCAGCTTGTCTGGCTGCAGCGACATTTCTACTTATCGCTCGTATTTTTAAATTTTTAAGGTCTAGCATTATCGAGTAATTTTAAATATAAATTCATTAGAAGTAAAATATTCTACAAAGCCATTCATATTTGATTTTATTTCAAACTTATAATATCTTTCAGGATACATCATTGTAGTATAAAAATCAAAATAGCTGCCAGATGCATCAATATTAAGTTTAGTATTATTGCTATATGGGATGATTATATTATCATTATGAGCATCTTTAATTTGATAATACGAACCAGATGGTAAAGCAAACTCTGTACTAAATACTGAATTTTGTTGAAATGATGGTCTAGGAAACATTGGTCTGGCCCCTAAATAAATTCTAGCCTTAGTATCTTTTATAAACTGACCATTTAAGTATTTAGTGTATATAATAGGGTTGTTGCTCTTGGAAATTACTGTCATAGAGCCTGTATCATATACTTGAGTACCTGGCCAGGATATAGTTAATACAGGCTGATAAACAGTTTGTGTATTAGCTCCATAGAATTGTAAAAGCACATCAGGATATGTAGATTGTACTAACTCACTATTTTTTAATTTAACTAAAAATCCTTCATTTGAAACTCCTCCTAACCATTGATTAACAATATTAGTAACGTTTAAATTTAATTCATTTGTAGAATTTAAGTTAAACGATTGAGACGAGTAATACGAAGCTCCTGAATTCCAATTGCCTCCTCCGGATACAGAGTTAAATACTTTTTGCGTGCCAGATCCTGTTAAATTCCAACGATCTGTAATAGCACCTCCATTAGGAGAATACCATGTAACGCCGTCATTAACTTTACTAAAATCTTTAACTCCTGACCCGTTTAACCAACTACCAGTTACTGCAACAGCCTCAATAGTGTATGAGAAAGGAGAATCTGATATATCAGCGGTAGTAAATGATAAACTAGCTGTATAATTTCCTCCAACACTTAATCCTTCATTAGTTAACATTTCCTGCACCTTAGTAGTGTCAAATTTAATTAAAAATCTAGTTTCATAAATACTACTAGTAGTAACAGAAGTCTTTCCTAATTCTAATATAGGATCTAATCCTGTATTTCTATCAGGAGTTTTTTCATATATTGTTGCGTCTTGTGTCGGGAATGTTGACCAAATCATAGTTTATAATTATAGCGATACTACTTTACCAATAATATCTTGATTCATATATTTTACTTCAAATATTGATGGATCTAATGAAGGATAAATTACGCCATCTTTTGTTGCAGCTGTTATGTCATATACATTACTAGAATATCCTTTAGTAGTGTCATGTAAATTAACTATTTGAATTTTAGTTACTGTTTGAACACCTTCAATTCTATCTAGTTCCGTATATAACTTTGATATCATGATTGGTTGGTTAATTTGCATTTTATTGTTATTAAACAACTCTTTTAATTTATTAATACAAGCTACTAATACTTGATTAGAATTATAATTTGGTAAAGTAATAATATCAAATACTATACCTATGTTAACAATAAATGCATCTTTAATATTAATAGCATCTGTTAACATACGATACTGATTAAGATATACTTGCAAATTTTCTTTGACAGCACGATTTAACGGCTCAAAATTTCCAGCCGCATTATATCCTAATGTATATAAATTTAACGCTAATGGATTTGGCACTGTTTGATTATTAGATGCTATTTGATAATCTTGTATTACATACGCTTTTGCAATAGACCCAAAACGAGCTGGCATTGAATATGTTCGTATAACATAATCTTGTGCCGTAACTGATCGTTGCTGTGCTGCAAAATGTGCCATAGCATTTAATCGAATGTCATCAATTGACTCTTCAGACTTACCGCCAGTAGCTGGATCAGGATTTGTGCACGCAACTGAAGCTTTTACTCGATTTAATAATGTAGCATCCAATCCTTCATTATTAATTTCATACTTTATATTAGTAATATTTTTTAATGTAAACGATGGTACATTTGACTCAACTCCGCCACCTGTTGTATATTTAACTGTTAAAGTAGTATTAGCAGGGGCCAATCCATACGATTTAGTATACATGAAATTTGAAGGATCAATTGGATGATCAAATTGCATTTGCAATCCAATTAAACTTGACCCTACATTGTCAGGATTAGGTATGATATCTTCATCAGCTTCTGTGCTAGTGCCAGCTCCAAATTGTATTTCTAAAAATCCATTTGAGCGAAACCTAGTAATATATCGCCTAGCAGTTTTCTTTAATTTTAATAAATACGGTACGGTAGTATGTATTGATAATTCTGGATCATTCGCTGCTATATTTTCAACAGCTTCAAATATTGTATCTTGTGCTAAGTATGGAACTTCAGTCCATGTATTATTGTCTGAGTCTGTTATTGATATAACTTCAATAATATTATTAGCATTTAATAAAAGTTTATCAAATCTTCTAGGAGTAGTAAAATCAAAAGTAGCAGTAACAATTGTACCGGCAACTGAATTAACTGATTTTTTTAACAGATAATATGTCGGGTTTTTTGTTACATTGTCAATTTCGTATATAGAAAGTTCCGTTGGATTAAAACTACTTGATGCTCTAAAATTTACTGCGTCAATAGTACGAAACTCAATATCTGTATTTTCTGCTTGAACGGTCATACCAGCTGGCACAGTTAACGCATAATCCCAGTCAGGTACTTTATTTCCGCTCCCATCTGTCTTTGCAGGTATCAACTGAAACACATCTAACTTAACAGTAGCAGCTACTTTATTTTTTGGACGATATCCAATATTAGATGCTAATGCTAATAAATTAGTTCGATCCGTAGCATATGCTAACATAGTTTCCTTTAACTGATCATCCATATAATAAGATAAAACGTCTCCTACATATGCAGCCATCTCAATGATCATCGTACCAGGCGAAGCTTCATTAAAGTCTGTATATGTATTAGGAAAATACGTTTTAGCAAATTCGACTAAATTTGTTCGAAATTCTGAAAAATCTTTATTAAGATAACTAACCTCTTTTTTCTCTTTCATTTTATTGTGTTAAAGTTTGTCGTGCTGTATCAGTAAGCAAAAATGTAACTGGCTGATTAATACGCTGACCATTAACAGATATATTAATTGTTACAGTAACTCCATGTTCAGACATTTGAGTCTTTTGATCAACAGCTTCAACTGCAGTTACTTCTAAACTTTCAATTGTAACATATGGCATCCAAAATTCAATTGCACTTGCAATAGAAGATTTAATATCAGCTAAAAGTCTTTCTGTAATGTTATTAAATAATGAACTGTATATATCCGTACCAAAAAAAGGTTCCATTATACGCTCTCCTTTTCTCGTTAATACTAAATTTTTTAAATTTGACAATACTTGTTCATTAGTAGAATAAGATGATTCAAATAAACGATTAGACGTAGAAACTAAAGGCAGTTTAATGCCTACTGCAATGTCTTTTTTTGGAGCGGTATATTGTATCTGATATGCCATTATAATCCTTTCTTCTTATCAATTGCTTTCATTAAAGCTGAATAATCTTTAGTTAATGCACTAACTACGTGATCAGGCAATTCTTGAGTATTAACTCTACGACCTTCAGTGTCTGTCATAGGCATTACAGAAGCTTGTCTAGGACTGCCTAATGCAGCATTCATAGATGTTTGCATTGTAGGCCATTCATCAAACTCACCGTAATCCATTCTTCCAAAACCGTTAGTTTCATTTAGTAAATCATTGAGCATGGAATTTTTTGATAACTGTTTTTTCGCAACTGGCTTTTTTCTAACAGCGTATTGATCTTGTAAAATGTCATCTTCTACTGCAAATGTAGCAGATCTTTTAGTTTCATTTAATGACATTTTAGAAAATTCCTCTCTTACGGCATTACGTACTTCCTCTTTAATTACTTTACGTATAGCTTCGATAAAAGTTTTCGCATTCATAGTATTCGTTTATTAATAAATATTCGAAATACAAAAATACGGGTTACGGCGTAGTTTTCTTTTTAGTAAATACAGAGTCGCTAATTAGCGTAGGTAATTGAGCTTGTAATGCAGCTACCGATGCCCATGTTGGAGATGCGAGTAATGGACTACTAGGACCCATTGGAGTAATTACTGTAGATGATCCTAATGCTGTTATTAAACTATTCATCCACGCTTGCCATGAAGTGCCTAATACTAAAGCTTCAGTTGCATTAGTACCTAATAATATTTTTTGACCTCCATTAATAGCTACAGTATCTTTAGCATCAATACCAATATTAGTTTCTGAGCTTAAGCCAATACCATTTTTTGCAAACGCTATTATTTCTTTTTGACTACTATTAAATATAATTCGTCCAGATGATAATAACATTTGCGGAGTCTTGCCCCAATTTTCCTTTTGCCAAGAATTAATTTGCACGCTTTTATTAGCACTTAATGCTTTTGACGATTGTTCAAAAGTTAGTTCTTGACCTGTAGACAGAACAATAGAATTATCGTCTTTAGTAAAGTCTTCAGTTACGTAATCATTGATTTTACCAGTTGCTTGGGTTTGTCTAGTATTTCGAATTGTTAATATTGGGTCGCCTGGGTTAGCTTTATTCCAATTTGGGTCAATTGAAAATTTTACTGGCTTTTGCGTAGAACTAAAACGTATAGAGTTTCCGTGACGGCCTTCTAAAATAAAATCGCCGACATAAGGCTGTAATGGTTTAACATTTTCATTTTCAGGAAAATCAGCATCAATTTTTGGCTCTGATTGAGTAGTGCTAGCACCAGCAGCTGCTGAATTATAATTTGCAGAATTACCTGATAATCCATTAGTTACAGAAGATATATTTACAGATGTTGGTATTCCATTATGGTGTATACTTGACTGCAATGATACAATATCTAAGTAATAATGTTCATATGAGGCACGTAATCCAGATACATATGGACCAGGCGCTTTTACTAATAAAACTACTTCTCCTACTATAGGTATACGACGTATATTTCTGTTTAGTGGTATTGCAGTGACTATTTGATCAGCTTCTGGATTAGCCGCTGCGACTCCAGTATCTAACAAACTTACTTTAATCATCCCAACTGCAATTGGCGTTGTCTCGGTATACAATACTTCTAATACCTCTGCAGGAGCAAATGTTACTGTCTCACCTCGTATATTAAATGATAATCCCATTATACTAGTCCGTCTGTAATATCGTTAATCGAAGATTCAATTTGAGTTTGTTGAGTTGACAATTCAACAACTTTCTCATTAAGTGCTTTTTCTGTACCAGTAATTGTATCTAGTTCACCTAATAGTTGTTTCTTTTCTTCTTCAGACAACATCCAACTATTACCAGTCTCTGCTTGAACTCTATTATTTGTAGAAATTAGCCGTTGAACAACAGCGGCTAATTTTACTAATGCTTCGTCATTTTTAACTCCTACTTCAAGGTACTCTTTAATTAAAGGTACTATTACTGTAGCGTCCCCGACATTTTTAATTAAAGGGCGAAGCTCGCCAATTAACATGTTTATTTGTCGATCTTTTTTCTTTGAGT